ACAGAGGGCACAGGTGTTGAAGATGGAGCCATAGGTGACTTGACAGAGACTTTATTGCTTAATAATGGAGACTCCACATTAGGTAAAGTAGGGGTATTTTCCGCTGTGCCTGCCGCTGATGAGTTTTTATACTTAACATTAGGTGCCACGACAGATGCTGATTACACAGCAGGTAAGTTGCTTATTGAGTTGTTTGGATACGAGGCTTAATATAGGGGGAGAAATCCCCCTTTTTACAAGGAGATTTAGATGGCTGATACAGTAACGAGTCAAACTATACAGGACGGTGTCAAGACAGCCGTCATGAAATTTACCAATGTTAGTGATGGAAGTGGAGAGAGCGCAGTTACAAAGGTTGACGTTAGTGCCTTAGGATCTGGTGCAGATGGTTCTACATGTACAGGAGTTGCTATACAAAAGATATGGTGGCAGTGCATTGGTATGAAAGTAAATATTCTCTTTGATGCTACTAGTGATGTTCTTGCCATGCAATTAGGTGAGAATCAGTCTGGGCACCACGACTATTCTTCTTTTGGTGGTCTTACAAACAACGCTGGTAGTGGAAAGACAGGAGACATACAATTTACAACCGTGGGGCACTCTAGTGGCGATACATATAGTATAGTTTTAGAGTTGCGAAAAGAATATGGGTAGGTTGTTCATGGCTTGGTATAAACTTATCTCTTATAGGTTTAAAACTCCCAAAATGCCTAATATTTTTGGTGTAAAAGAAAAAGTTCGTGCTAGAGATGATAAAGGACATTTTGTGGCTGACGATCCAAATACTCCAGAGAATGAAGCATGGGAAGAAAAGCCTAAACCAAAGGGTAAAAAAAGAGGTCCTTATAAAAAGAGAGCGAAGAAAAAATGACAACTTCGAGTTCTAGAGACTTTGATATAGACGTAGCAGAGATTATAGAAGAAGCCTATGAGCGTTGTGGTTTAGAAATCAGAACTGGCTATGATGCTAAAACAGCAAGACGATCCATGAATCTTATGTTTGCTGATTGGGCTAATAGAGGTTTAAATCTTTGGACAGTGACACAAGCAACTCTATCTATGGTATCCGGGACTTCGTCTTATACTCTAACTTCAAACTATACAGATCTTTTAGAGGTGGTGATCAGGAACAGTAGTAATGTAGACACTACACTTACTAAGATGTCTAGAAGTGAGTATCTTTCCATACCTAATAAAACAAGCTCTGGAAGACCAACACAATTCTTTTATGATAGGCAAGTAACTCCTACAATAACGCTATGGCCAACTCCTAACAACGCTAGTGATACCTTGGTGTATTATTACGTAAATAGGATACAAGATGTAGATACTTTACAAAATACCACCGATGCTCCTTTTAGGTTTTTACCATGCATGGTTGCTGGGCTTGCTTATTATGTAGCGATAAAGAAAGCTCCAGAGAGAGTTCAAATGTTGAAATCCATATATGAAGAGGAGTTCCAAAGAGCTGCAGACGAGGATGAAGATAGAGTTTCTCTTAAACTTCAACCTAGTGTAGACTATATGAGGATGTAATGGCTAGGTTTGCTAGAGGTAAACACGCTTATGGAATCTCAGATAGATCTGGATTTAGATATAGACTTAGAGATATGCGCCTTGAATGGAATGGTTCTCTTGTTGGAAAAGATGAGTTTGAAGCAAAACATCCACAACTAGAACCAAAAAGAGTTTTTGCAGATGCTCAAGCATTAAGAAATGCCCGACCAGATAGTAATAATATTTTCAACATAGATGTCACTTTTCCTGTATTTAATCTCAATACATTAGTTTTTGAATCAAATATACCACAAATGACGGGATCTATAGGCACTGTTACTTTTGGGGGCACTGTTATAAGTGCTACTAATATAACTGCATCTCCTGATGGAGTAGTTGGCACCACCACCGTGGGTGATGAGACAGCTTCAGGAACAGGTCTTGCCGCTACTTATACAGTAACTGTAGCCTCTTATCTTGGTGCCAACAAATATTATATTGATAGTTCTAGACAAGCCACAGTTAACTTATCTGAAGGGAGCACTTATAGATTTGATCAATCTGATTCCTCTAATTCTGGTCATCCTTTGCGTTTCTCAACAACATCTGATGGTACGCATGCAAGTGGGTCAGAATATACAACAGGAGTAACCACCAATGGCACTCCTGGTAGCAGTGGAGCTTATACACAAATAACCGTTGCTTCAGGTGCTCCAACTCTTTATTACTATTGTACAAACCATTCAGGAATGGGAGGCACAGCGAACACACCATGAGTTTTACATATTCAGGATTAAAAACAGCAATACAAAATTATACCGACAACTCAGAGACTACCTTTGTTGCCACTCTTGATACATTTATAAAGACGGCAGAAGAAAGAATATTTAAATCTGTAGATCTAGAGTTATTTAGAAAAAACGCTACGGCATCTATGACCTCTGGTAACCAGTATTTAGCTATGCCTAGCGATTACCTTGCGTCTTTTAGTATATCTATTACAAACTCTAGTTCTAAAGAATTTTTATTACAAAAAGATGTCAACTATATTCAAGAGTATAACCCTAATTCTTCAAACACAGGGGTTCCAAAGTACTACGCTGTTTTTGATAATTCAAACTTTATAATAGCTCCGACACCTAATGCTGCTTATGTTACTGAAGTTCATTACTATTATAGACCATCAAGTTTAACATCTGCGGGTGATAGTGGCACTACTTGGTTGAGCACTAACGCTCCAAATGCTTTGTTGTATGGAGCTTTAATGGAGGCATATATTTTTATGAAAGGGGAGGCTGACGTTTTGAAAATGTATAATGACAGATATTCTGAGTCTTTATTAAGGCTCAAAGAATTTGCTGAGGCAAGAGAGAATGCTGATGCATATAGAAGGGGTTTGCCACAAAGGCCAAGAACATGAAGATAGCTATAGTTGGATTAGGAGGTAGTTACGCAGATTTTGTTGCTGCTAGAATACGTTCAGAAAAGTTTGATGAAGTATGGGGAATAAATTGCATAGGTGCTATACTCCATGTGGACAAGACTTTTATGATGGATCCTGTGTCAAGGTTTTTAGACACAGAGAACGCAGGGTCACAGACAGGTGTTGCCAATGAGTTTCTTAAAAAGAATAAAAAACCTATCTACACTTGTGAACTCGATAAAAGAGTCAAGACTCTTCAATTATATCCACTCGAGGAGGTCATTAAATCTACCAATTTTTGTTATTTTAACAACACTGTACCTTACGCTATTGCTTTTGCTGTATACAGTGGTGTCACTTCTATTTGTCTTTACGGGATAGATTATACGTATAGAAATAACTTATATATGGCAGAGTCTGGCAGAGCCTGTACAGAGTTTTGGTGTGCTATAGCTGTATCAAAAGGGATTAAAGTAGAGGTTGCACATAGTTCTGGTTTATTAGACACTAATGTGCCTGATAATGAAAAATTATATGGTTATCATAGATTAGAAGATCCTCTTGTGCAGAAATTAGATCAGACAGGACTCTTAATAACAAAACAATCTGAAGTTGCCCCACCAGAGCCTATGGACAATAAACCTATACTTTTTGGCAGACATGATATACAAAAACTAAACGGAGTTAATGATCATGTTTCAAATTAATGCAGCAGAAGTAGGAAGTGTAAAAGTAACTACATCACAAAATGGGGGTTTTTCTAGTGACCAAATTGCTGATATGGCTACTGATAAAATAGTATATGTGGCAGACAATGCTCCACCTGCTATACAAGAACAAGCTCGTCTTTTTGCAGATCGTGTGAGAAATTTATTGAGAGGCTATGTTGATTTGGCAAAAAGAGAAGAACGTGCTACAATTATTCAAGTAATTGAACAAACCGGTAACAAAGAATTAGCTAATATTATAAGGAGGCTATGATGGCAATAACACAAGCAATGTGCAACGCTTTTAAAAAAGAATTGATGTTAGGTACACATAACTTTGCGACAAACGGCAATGCTTTTAAGCTTGCTTTGTACGCAGAAAGTAGCGGTGGAAAATCTTCTACGACTGCTACCTTGGGGCATGGAACGACTGCTTTTACAACAACAGGAGAGGTTGCTTCTAGTGGTACTTATGCTACTGGAGGAGGCACTCTTACAAAAGTTGCCCCTAGTGTTGCTAGTTCTACTTCTTCTGCAACTGCTTTCACGGATTTTGCAGATATTCAATTTACCACTGCAACTATTACTGCAATGGGTGCACTTATATACAACAGTACAAATAGTAACAAAGCCGTGGCCGTGTTAGACTTTACAAGTAACAAAACTTCTACATCTGGTACATTTACTGTAACATTTCCAACGGCTGATGCTTCAAACGCTATCATAAGGATTGCATAATGGCTTTAGTTATTGCTGATCGTGTAAGAGAGACTACGACTACTACTGGCACAGGAACTTATACTCTCGCTGGTGCGGTTACTAGCTTTGAGAGTTTTGGCTCTATTGGCAATACTAACACAACATATTATTGTTGCACCGATGGAACTGACTTTGAGGTTGGCATTGGAACATATGCTTCTAGTGGCACTACTTTAGCCAGGACTACAATTTTACAGTCTAGTAATAGCGATAGTGCAGTAAACTGGAGTGCTGGCACAAGACAGATATTCTGTACGTTACCTGCTGAAAAAGCCGTAGTTGAAGATGCAAGCAATAATGTAGCTATTGCTGGAGTTTTGACCTCTACAGGATTGACAATAGGAAGTGCGGCTATCACAGAGGCTGAGTTAGAGATATTGGATGGAGCCAATGTTACAACAGATGAATTAAATTTATTAGACGGTTCTGCTAAATCTACTTCTTCAATTACAATAGCAGATGCAGATGCTTTTATAGTAATTGATGGCACGACTACAAAACAAATACCAGCATCAGATGTAAAAACATATGCGTCAGGTGATTCAGCATCTAAAGGGTTTGCCACAGCTATGGCCATAGCATTGTAGGAGAAAATTATGGCACAGGACTTTGAAAGAAATACAGCAAACGGAGTAGGAACGAGTGAAGTAACTCTTCGTACTGCAAATTCTGATGATGCTATAGTTGGCATTACGGTTGCAAATGTTCACACTTCACAGATAACGGTAGAGGTTTATATAAACGATGGTAGTAATGATATACACATAGTCAAGGACGCACCGATACCCGTTGGATCTAGTTTACAAATTCTTGATGGCGGTGCAAAAATTGTTATGGTTAGTGGTGACGCTTTAAATGTTAAAAGTAATACAGCAAGTTCTGCCGATGTTTGGGTTTCAGTGGTTGACGCTATTAGCACATAGGAGTGATTAATGCCTTTTATTGGTAATGAACCAGCCGCAAACTTTCAAACACCTCCAGCCGTAGTCCGTTTTAGTGGTGATGGCTCCGATACCACCTTTGATCTTGGCAGAACCATAGGATCTGTACAAGAGATATTAGTATCTGTAGATGGTGTTGTACAAGAC